AAGTTGGGATGATAGTACAACAACAAGTAATAGAGGACAGATAATGATTGTTAGTAGAACAACAGGTGACATTACAAATATATTTAACGTCACAGGTGCTACAATTGCACAAGGTACTATTTACGAAGTACCAGTTCAATATCTTGATGGTACTTTACCAATTAATACTCAAGATTTATCTGTTATGTTTAGTAGAACAGGTAATGCAGGTTCAAGTGGTACATCAGGTACAAGTGGAACTTCAGGTTCAAATGGTTCAAGTGGAAGTTCAGGTACATCAGGAACTAGTGGTAGTTCAGGTTCAACAGGAACATCTGGTACTAGTGGAACATCAGGAACAGACGGTCAATCAAATGTAATATTTGATTACAAAGCAAATACAACCTCAACATCAGGTGACCCTGGTTCATCATATATTTTATGGAATAATGCAGCACAAGGTTCAGCAACACAAATTAATATATCACATTTAGATAAAGATGGTTATGATATTGATGTGTTCTTAGGATTAATTCCATCAGGAACAACAATCATTATTCAATCTGTAGCAAACTCAGCACAATATCAAAAGTGGGTTGTAGGTACAGGTGTGGAAGTTGCACCAAATAGTTATTGGACTTTCCCTATAACTTTAGTTCAATCAACATATTCTTTCAATAATAATGATAATATATTATTAATAATAGGACAATTACCATCAGGTACATCAGGTACAAGTGGTACGTCAGGAACAAGTGGTGTTAATGGAACATCAGGTACAAGTGGAACTGCAGGTAGTTCAGGTACAAGTGGCACTTCAGGAACTTCAGGTACAAGTGGTATAGATGGAACATCAGGTACAAGTGGTGTAGTTGATTATACAGGATTAATTACAACAGGTTCAATTTCAACAACACAAAATATTACAGGTTCAATTATTCTTAGTGGAACAACAAATATTACAGGTTCATTAAATGTTACAGGTTCAGGTCAATATGATATTAATTTGAACGGACAAATGTTGGTAACCAATATGGACACTAATGCAACACGTGCGCCACGTATATTTGTTTCAGGTTCAGGTGGTAATACAAATATAACAAGAAATTCAGTACAAGTTACAAACACAGCAACAAGTCAGTCAGTATTAATGAATGGTGCATTAATTCAACATTCTAATACAGTAACATCTGATGCAGTTGGTATGACGGTTAATAGTACAGGTGCAGGTGTTTCAGGATGGACAGCACAATCAATATTTGTGAATGACCCAACTGATAGTTTCCCTGCAGTAATTGGTTTCCAAAATAAATCAAATTGGACTGATGGTGGAATATCATTATTACGTAATACATCAATTACAGGTTCATTAAATGTAACTCAAAAGATAAATGGGTTTAATTTATGGCAAGGTCCAACAAATAATTCAACAAACTTTGGATTAGGTGATAGTGTATTAATTAATGCAAATAGTAGTTCAGTATATAATTTAGGAATTGGTAATGGTGCTTTATTAGCAGTTACCTCAGGTAGTGCAAACACAGCAATTGGATATGCAGCATTAAATTTAAATACATTAGGTTCATATAATACAGCAATTGGACAACAAGTATTAGCTAATAATGTCACAGGTATTAACAATATGGGTATTGGTTATGGTGCATTAAATACTAATACAAGTGATAATAACACAGCAATTGGTTATGCAAGTTTAATTGCAAATACAACAGGAAATAATAATATTGGAATTGGACCTAGAACATTAATTAATAATATTACAGGTTCATATAATATTGCAATAGGTCCAAACGCAGGTGAGTTTGAAACAAATTCAAATAATTTTTACTTAGCACATAAATCATTTGGTTCAGTAAATGCTGATAGGAGTGGTTCATTATTATACGGTAAGTTTAATAATGTTGCAGCTAGTCAGTCATTACAAATAAATGCAGGTGTTAATATTGTTGGTGATATTAGTTCGTCAGCACCTGTTCATTCTATTAAAGGTAGAACAGTATTATTTGGCGGTTCAGGTGGTGATGGTGCAACACCTAGATTATATATTTCAGGAAGTGATAATGCATTTTCTGAATTTGGTAGAGGTTTCATTACACAAGATACAACCAAAGTACCAGGATTATCTGCAAATGTATTTTCAGTATCAAATGTTAATACTATATCAAATAATACCGTAGCAGTTTGGAATGATGATTATAGTGTAGATGTTGAATTACAGATGTTTGCAGGAAGTGGTAGTGTAGGATTGGCAGATTGGGATAATGTTTCATATACTCATACACCTTTTATGAGTATAGCACCAAACGTAGGTAATAACCCTACAGTTCAATTTAATAGAAGTGTTAATATTACAGGTTCATTAACCGTTAATGGTAGTGCTGTAGGCGGAGGCGGTGATAGAAACGGTTTAATTACAACAGGTTCAATCGGAACTAATCAATCTATTACAGGTTCAATAAATGGTAATGTTGTTAGTGTTGCACCTAGTGGTGGAAGGACAGGTTCATTTAATTTAAATGATGGTAACTTCTTCACAATTAATTTAAATGCATCATCACAAGATTATAGATTTGAATTTAGTAATATTAAAGCAGGTCAAACAACAAATATTAGAGTAAGTCCATTTGGTGGTAATACAATAGTGTTCCCATCTTATGTAAAACAAATAAGTGGTTCAGCATATGTTCCAACAAATGTTTCAGGTTCAGTAGATATTTTAACTTTAGTAAGTTTTGATGGAACAAACCTAAACCTTGTAAATGTTAAAAACTTAGTATAATGATTTTTAGTCCAGTAGCAAATTTAAGCACACAGGGTAAAAGTTCCACTTTTATTGGGTTCAGCGGTTTCACAACTGATGCATCAAGTTATAGTGGAACAACAAATTTGGAACCAGGTTTTTATGTTATAACAACTCATTTGGAAGCAACTGCTAATAGAGGTTTTTCAAGTTTAACATTTAATGGTAATGCAGCAACTTTTTTAGATGATACAAATTGTACTTCAGGTCCTTATATTAGGGCAGGTATGTATTATATTAATACAACTCAATTTACCACTGACGTAATATTAACATATACAGGTACAGTTACAAGAGGTGGTTTTGCAATATGGAAATTGAATGGCATACAAAATGCAGTTCCAGCTGCGACTAATGGTGTAGGTGGATGTGCTACTGTAACAACACGAAGTGCTACAGTTTCAACAGGATTTGTGGGTGGTGATATTGGTATTGTAGCACAAACAAATGCAGTGCAAAATACAAATATTAGTTGGACGAATGCAACTGAAAGATATGAAAATAGTGTAGAAGCATTAGTTAATTTTGGTGGTGCTGATTTTATACCACCTGATGGAAATAACTATACAGTTACAACTAATTTTGATAGTAGTGAAGCGGTTATATTTGCTGCAATATGGAATTAAAATATTTAAGATAAACGGAAAAAACGATATATTTATAGTATATGAGTGAAAATAAAAAAAACAAAATAACATTTGATGGTTTCAGTTATGATGGTGCAGCTGCAAGGTTACCCATTTATGTTGAACTTAACAAAACAAATGAACCGTTTATAAGATACGGTGAAAACAATAATTTATATTCAAGTTTTCAAGTTTATTATCAAAACGTTCCAATACACCGTGCGTGTCTTAGTTCAAAGATATATGGTGTTCAGGGTGTTAGTTTAAAAACTGAAGACCCAGCACACGAAGAATTAATTGCTGCGGTTAATCCGTATGAAGATTTATACTCACTATACAAAAAAATCGTAAAGGATTATATTGTATTGGGTTCATTTTCATTACAAGTAGTTCGTTCAAATGACGGAGGTATAGCACATTTTTATCATTTCCCTATAGATAAGGTTAGAAGTGGTAAAGCAGGTGAAGATGATATTGTAAGGGAATATTACATATCTGAAAATTGGGATAGATACCGTGACCCAAAATACAAACCAAAACGTATTGCTGCATTTACTATGCAGAACACAGAGGAAGCAAGACAATTATTTTATTACAAAGAGTATGACCCAACAGGTCAATTTTACTATGCGTACCCACAATACATTTCAGCAATACCAACTTTACAGTTAGCAACTGAAATTGTAAATCATCACTTAACATCTATTCAAGGTAACTTAACACCGAGTATGACTTTAACTTTGGTTGGTGAAATACCACCACCTGAAACACGTCAGGAAATAATGGATAAGTTGAAATTATTATATGCAGGTACAAACGGTCAAAAGACATTCATCAACTTTGTTGAAAGCAGTGAACAAAAACCACAAGTGGATTTATTAACACCTGTAACAACTGATGGATTATATAATAATATACAAGGTCAAATACAACAAAATATTATTACAGCACACCAAATTACATCACCTTTACTATTAGGTATTAGGGAGTTAGGTGGAAATGGTTTAGGTAATAACAAAGATGAAATTTTAATATCTTATAATCACTTTATAAATACATCTTGTAAGCCAATACAAAGAGTAATATTAGGTGAATTGGAAAGAATGATATTCTTAAAAACAGGTGTTAAAGTTAAATTGGTATTGGAACAAACAACCATTTTGGATGTAGAAGAAGTACCAGCGGAAGCAGGAATAGGTGTTGCAACTGAAACTGCACCAATAGCACAAGCAGCTGTAAATGAAAACATCAAGAAATTGTCTGGCAGGGAATATGGAAATATGATGAGGATTATACGTGAGTATAACAAAGGAAAATTAACAAGACAATCTGCATCACAATTATTAAAATCAGGTTATGGATTATCTGAAGAAGATATAACAATTTATTTGGGCGAGGAGGAAGAAGAAAACACAAACACAATTTAATATGTCTAAATTAGTATTATTAGTAAGTATGGATAAACTTACCCAACTTACAGCATTATCACCAAATCTTGACGTTCATACAGTTCGTCCAAATATTTTTATAGCACAAGAACAAGTGCGTCAAATATTAGGTGACGGACAGTATTTTGAATTACTTAATAAGATTGAAAACAGTATAGCATTAACGTCTGCAGAAACAAACTTAATGGAGTACGTACAAAGTTTTTTAATCTGGCAAGCAGCACTTGAAAGCACCATCAACATTTTTATGAAGTTGGTTAATAATGGTATTACAAGTGGAACAGATGGTGATGGTAGAAAGTCAGCAAGTATTGAAGAAGTGAAATTCTTACGTAGTATGCTGACTAATCGTGCAGAAATATATAGACACCAATTGCAAGAGTTTATCCGTATTAATTTAGGTGATTATCCATTAATTGCATCAAGCAATTCAAATCAAGTTGTTAGAAGTGATAGATGGCAGAACTATTTTGCAGGGATACATCTTGATAGAAAAGCATATAACTCTGCGTGGTTTAAC